TGCCATAAACCTGCGCCAGTGTTGGCGTCAGGCTATGGATGATGATTGCTACGTTCCAGATGCAGCGCCTTCAACCAGTGATGCGGTGACAGTAAGGTCCAATCCCAACGATTCAACGCTGGCAGCGCCTGCCGCAAAGCTGATGGCAACGGTCTCTGACATTGCAGGGACAGTGGCAAAGCTGATGCCAACAGTAAACTCAGCACCATTCACGTTGGCGCCTTCTGGCGGCACGGTAGCCAGCTCGACGCTTACGTCATAACGCCCGCAAGCCACGTCGCTGATCTGCGGTGGCGCGGCGTATGTCCAGCTATAGCTAGTTGGCGTGAAGCTAGATGGGGTGGTGGTGCCGCTCAGCAAATCGTTTGGAATAGCAAAGCTCAGGAAGCGCCCCTGCTGGCCGATGTAATGAGTGCGGATGCTTAACATCTGCTGCTCGGTAAGCGCAGCAAAGCTAAGGCGCAGCAGTTGATCGAGGATCACGTTGCTAGTGCGCACCCTGGTCTGCAAGCCTGACAGCGTGCCAATCTCAGAGTGCGGATGCCGGCCAGGTGTAAAGGTCCTAGATGATGGAGTAAGAGATGGGAATGTTGCCATGGTTACCAGCGCTTGTCAGGGCACTTTGCTTGCGGGAAGCGTACCTTTATATACATTAAGCAGCCGCAGAGCTTGCAGCGATGCAGCACTGGTTCAAAGTGCTCGCATTGCTTGCAAATCTCTAGTCGATCAGAAGCTGAAATAGCAAGGTTCATGATGGGCAGTAAGGAATGGCGCCTGGGCCAGACCACGTTGTAGTGACGCCAGCACTAAGTGCCGCGAACCCTCTGTTGTCCCCAATTGCAACAATGTTTCGATCCTGAACAGAGTCGTTAGCAAACGTAACTCGCCAGAACAGTTCCTTTGTTCCGCATGTGCCTGATACCGATAGTACTTCAATACCTTTGACGTTTTGAAGGGTAACGCTTGAGCTTTGAGATGTTGTTGGCGGAAGCACTTCAGCCGTGCAGTCATTTGGTGAAGCGGCAAATGATGATACTGAAATGGGACCGTTTTCAAGTATTATTTGCGCCCCTGTTGTATTTCCAGGCGGCGGCACTGTGCCAGTGTATGTAATCCCTGCAATTCCACCACATTCAGAACTAATGATAGGCGTAGCGGCAGTCCTTATAGGCTCTCCATAGCCATCAGGCGATGACGGATCAGGGCACCTGACCTCTGCGTAAACGCTTAGATCAACGTCATTGATAATCATCGTATAAGTTGCAGTTGCTTCTGCAGCAATGACCCTGCCGCCTGCCACTGCTGGATCAATGCGATAGAAAATAACTTCGCCGCCTTCACAAATTGATGGAGCGGTCAGCTCGTCGCCAACCTTTGGATCGTCAATGTCACCATCACTGGTGAGCGATGGTGTCGGTACTCCTAAATTACCACTTGGATTGCTTATCGGAGGATCGTCAAGTCCTGATTCATTAAGCCCGCTAAAGCTAAGGCCATAGTTGGGAAATGCTCCGCTGGTAAATGTTTCAGCCGGAACACTGGTATCGCTAAACGAATTAATATCACACGTTATTGCGCTTAATCCTGTGCCAACAATCAATCCGCTACTAGTTGCTGCATTGACTTCCTGCGCTACAACGCTTGCAAGGTTGGCATCAACAGGGAAATGGGTTAGGTCTAGTCGAACGTCTCCTGATAGTGACTTGCCAATACGATCCACTTCATACAGGAAATCATGCAAACTATCAGCACCAGTCGATGCCACACGCTCAAGGCGTACGCGCACTAGGTCCCCAGCAGCAAGCGTTGGGTTGAACGCATCAGGCTTTACGCCAAGCTGCAGACGATGCGTTACATGGTTGCGCTTGGAGAGGATGTAGGCGCCTACCTTGACTGCATGATTCTCAGATGAGCAGAAGCCTGATAGGTCATGCTGCTCAAACGGACCATCAGCAGCAGTGCCGGTATAGCGTACTTCGGTGTTCCGTATTACAGGAATGCCTAGATCATCCTGTTGCCGCCACAGCACTGTTGCGCAAAATGGTTTGCGGTCTGCCAGTGGAGTGTAAGTAATTTCAAAGGTGTCAGGGATAATATGCTCTTCAGTGAAAGTAAACACCCAGCTAACTGCGGTTGTCTTGATTGTGCCGTTGGCGTTGATTGGCACCAATGGCTTCAATGCTTCCTTGCCACCAATTCGCGCCTGACGCAACAAGAAATATTGAAGGACGCTGCTGGTCCAGTCGCGTAGGTTGGTGGATTCGCTCACCACGCCGTTGAACCAGAACCCGTTGGCGTTGGTGAAGGTCGCCGCTGCTAGAAAGCTGGTTGCTGTGTCGATCATTGATTCAGGCACCCTTGAGCTATTGCGCAGCAGATACAGCAGTAGATCGGCCACGTTGTTGCTGGGCCCGGTCACGCTATCAAGCAGCCGCGAGACATAGATCCCGCCACGAATGAAGGCGTGAACCTGTCGATTCCACTGATCAAATCCTGCTGGGATGGTGACCGAGAACGCCATCGTGCTAAGCCCGGCGTAGGTGCCGCTGGTGCCGCAATAAGTTGGCGCCCTCAGGTTTGGCGTGTTGTCAATAAAGTTACCCGGCACAAATGTGCCAGCGCGTCGGTTGTAGGTTTGCGTAAAGCTGCCAACACGGCAGGCGCCTTGGAATACATCCCGCACCTGTATCGAATCAATCTGCCCCTCGCTTAGGACCAGGTGGTAGCTGGCCGTGATGTTGCTTGATGCGTCATCTTCAAATCTGGCCTCAGTAGCAGCCGGGCTAATTAACACCCCACCAGAACCATCTACGCGCCGGCAGAACACAATGGGGATTGGCTCGCCAATGACTGCGTCGCGTTGTTGCGTATCCAGGTTGTCAGCGCCACTAGCGCCGCCCTCGGTCAGCGGTGTTCCTACGACGCCACCTTGAGCGGTAAGAAATGCAAGTGGATCGCTGCCGATGATGCTCATAGCTTGCAGGGCGCTCCAATCAACCTGGTGGAGAATGTGCGGGGCGGCACCTGCGCACCAACTGGCGCCAAGCTACTGCCCAGTTCCATCTCGATCTCAGTAAAGCCACCCTTCACCCCCACCACTTCACCTAGGTATGACGCAATCAGCGTCTGACCAGACTGCGGGGTGCTGTTGCCCAGGATGGTGTCGAACTCATAGAACTGCAGTTCAGCCAGACGGGCTTCATTCAACGCTTGCAGCACCACCTCGATCACGTTGGTGGTAGCTGGCAGCCGGATTGAAATTGACGACTCGCTTTGCGCTTCGCCAGCGGTGATTCCATCAGCATCAAACGGCTGGTAGCTCCAGCTTGCGCCGCCGTAGGTCACGCTGGTGTTGACGTAGTAAGCCTGCCACCGCTGATAGGTGGTGCTACCTGAGAAGATGCGCAGATATTGAGACTGTGCTCTAGCCATCAGCGAACACCTACGGCATAGCGCCCTGCAGGAGTGCGAAGGCTGGAGTAGATGCCATCAGCGGTCTTCCGCATAGCGCGCTCCAGATCAGCCATGGAGACGTACTGCTGGCCGCCCTGCTGCATCACTGGGCCAGTAGTGACATTGATCTGGGCATTGCCTCCCACGAAGCCGCCATTGGCTAAGGCAGGGATTGCAGCACCACCTCGAGCACCGGCCAGGTAGTTCATGGCGAAGGCTGCGGCCTTGCGCTCCGGCACAATGTATTCAGGGCCAGCCTCGCCAACTACCGCAAGCGTTCCCTGGCCGACGTAACCACCCTTGGCAAATTGAGGCACGCTAAGGGTTGGCAAGGTAGGCAGCTGAGGACCCTTTACCCTGGCTGAGATATTGTTGGCAGCAATAACCAGCCTGTTAATATTGCCAATCGCACCATTCACCGCACCAAAGACACCACGCAAAACGCCATTTAAGACGGCCTTGATTGCAGTGCCAACGCCAGTGAATACGCTTTTGATTGTGGCTGCGGCTGTGTTTAATGCTTTGGGCAGGAAGTCCACCATGGCTTTCCATGCGTTGGAAATTGGGGTGATGACGTAAGTGGTAAAGAACTGGCCGATCGGTTTGCCCCAGCTCACCAGCCACCCAGCGAAATCTTGCAGCGGTTTGCGGAACAGGATTGCCATCGCCACCACTGCGGCCACAGCAAGCACGGTCCAGCCAACGGGGCCGGAGAAGAAGCCAGCTATTACTGGGAAGAAGCTGCTTGATAGAAATGACAAGATACCCTGGAAAGCAATCAGGAAGGCTGTCTTGAGGCCAAACAATATAGGCACAAGACCTTGAAGAACTCCTGCAAATCCTGCAATTGTGGCGAAGATTTTCAGGGCTATTAAGCCTTTAACAACGTTAGCCACAATAAGAATAGCCGGGCCCAGCAGTACAATGCCGCCAATAATGGTTTGCAGCGGGCCGGGTAGTTGTGTAAAAGCTTCTAGTATAGTAGTTAAGGGCAGCAGGACGTTTCCGATTGTTGCGCCAAGACGAAGCAACGAAGCGCTCATCTTTACCTCGGCATCGTTCAAGCTGTCGGCTGAATTAGCAAACTCGGTTGTAAAAATTGGGACCAGCTTTTCCACTTCTTCGCGGGTCATCGCAAATAGAGGCAGCAGCTTTGTGGCGAGCTTGCCGCCGAACAAATCAAACGCAGCAGCAGCTCGATCAGCTTCTGTAGGGAGCTTTGCCAGTGCGTCAAACACGTCCATAAACACCTCACCAGCGCCACGCTGCGAACCGTCTTGGTTGCGCAGGGCGATGCCAAGCTTGGCGTAGGCGTCTTGCGCCTTCTTATTGCCGTCTTCAACTGCCTTTACTTGCGCATCGGCCATGGCCTTGATTTGCGCAATGCGATCCGCTGAAGCTTTTGCCATGATCGCTTTTTCAGCTTTGGCGCTGTCGTCGGCCTGTTTTTTCCGCGCATCCGCAGCGGCTTGTTCGGCTGCTTGCTCGGCTGACCTGCGATCGTCAATCGCCTGCTGCGCTGCCTCCTGCTGGTCGCGGTAGTTTCTATCTTGCGTCTTGGCGCGATCCGCAAAGCCTTTGCGCAGCGTCGCAAGCTCGGCATCCTGCTGGTCGCGCAGTGCCTGCACTGCAGAGTCCTTGGCATTGGCGCCCAAGGTTTCATCCCTTTGGATCTGCTTTTGCTGCAGGTCGTAGCGGCGGTTGATCTCGCGCTCAAGCTGATTTAGGTTCTCGTCAGTTTTGCGGCGCTCGGCGTCGCGCTGATCGTCGAACGAATCATTCAGCAGTTTTTCTTCTTGTCGATATCGACGGTTGATTTCGCGCATCCGCTGGTCGGACTCGCGCTCAAGCACGGCAATGCGCTGATCCTTGGCACGCTCAATCGCCTCAATCTGGCGCTGCTCACCATTGCGAACCGCCTGGATTTGACGTTCGGCGCCAGCTTTGATCGTAGTCACCTTGCGCTCGTCAGCTTGATCAAGAAGCCGTAGCTGATCAGCGATCGACACTTTTAGTTTTGTAGTCCCACCAGCAACAGCGGTTGCCGTTGCATTGCTGGCAGCGCTAGTTGAATTACCAATCGCAATGGCTGTCTTTGCAAGCCCCTTTCCCACGTCTTCAATCGTGGCGCCGCTCATTTCGGCTGCCGTCTTTAGCTTGCTCAGCTGCTCAACGCTGACGCCGGTGCGGATTGACATATCCCGCAGGTTGTCGGCGGTGTCGATTGCGTTCTTGGCTAATGCCAGCAGGCCGGCACCAGCGGCAAGCGACGCCATTGAACCCAGCGCACCGCTCAAGCCTCTCAAGCTGCCCGACACCTTGCCCGCAGTGCTGCTCAGCCCGCTAATGGAGCGACCTAGTGCTTGAACAGCGGCCGATCCCTCAACGTCTGCCTTGATCTTCAGCAGCGCCTGCATCAATGCCATTACTTCGCCTCCTTATTGATCAGGTCGCGTGCGTGCAGTTCCATGATCTGCAGATCTTCCATCACGCGGGCCAGATCCTCGGTGATCTTGTACAGGCTAGCCATCTGCAAAACCACGCCATAATCCAAACCCACCACACCACTGGCACCGCAGCGCCATTGCGTCATGCAGCGCAGGAACAGGCTCAGCACGTCCATGTGCTCGGGCCAAATGTGGTAGACCTTCGGCGCCAGGATTGCCTCCGGCAAGGTCATGCCAAAGGCTGCAGCATCAGCAAGCAGCTCTTTATTGGCGCTGCTGCCATGGAGCAGATGCTCCACAGCGCCTGTTAGTTTTTTGCTTTGGCCTTTGCGTGCGCGTCGAAGAACGTCTCGACCAGCACATCAGCGACAGTGGCCACCTCCAGCAGCTGGGCCTTGTATGACTCGGAGAACTCCACTGGTGAGCCGTCAGGGTTAGTGATGCCTTCCCAGCCCTGCAGTATCTCGGCGGCGATCTCGCGGGTGGGGATGCTCTCCAGCGGCTGATCGCGCACTGCTGCGGCCTTCATCGCCTGGTACTGGAGCTGCACCTCTTCCATGCGGCTCTGGGGCAGCCGGCGATAGATCGCCTCAAACTGGTGAGTGCGGTACTTGCCGCCGTCTCGCAGCTCCCGAATAATGATCGGGTGCGTAAAAGTTGGCGACTGCTCAAGAACGAAGGCCATAGATCAGGTCAGCGCAATGGTGAACTCATCGTTGCCTGCAGCCGTTGGCTGAGGCATAAATGGCAGCTTGAGCATGATGATGCCGTCGCTGTCTTCGTATTCTGGGGACCCCAGATTGCAGGTCGGTGCCGTGAAGGTCACGATGTTGCCGGCAGTGGTGCCGTGGACCCAGCTGAACTGGTCTGCCGTCTGGGTGCTGGCAGCGCTGAAGTAGTTCTTAGCGGCGATGGTTGGCGCCTCGATTGTGACCTCGCCCTCGGGTTTGCGGTCGGTGATCATGATCTGCTGGGT